CTTGGGAGATTTCGAAGCTCACTGGCGGGAGCGGGAAGAGGTAATCGCCCGGGGCCCATAGGAGAATATATAGGCATGGACAAATCAAAAGCAGAATCCGTTGTAGCAATCGACGACAAGAACCTAGACCGGGAGTGTATTCTCCTGCCTACGCAATACATTCGGGCCGCCTTCCAGGCTGCCGAGGCCAAGCGCGATGCGGTGGAGGCGAAGAACCTACTCTCCGTGATCGAAGCGGACATGGCGAAAGAAGTTCGCGGCGACCCGGTAGGCTTCGGAATTGAAAAGGTCACCGAGGCTGCGGTCAATGCAGCGGTGATCACGTCCGGCAAGTTCCGCAAAGCCAAGCAAGCCCAGCAGGATGCGGATTACAATAGTGATATCGCCCAAGCCCTCGTGTGGGCGATGGAACATAAGAAGCGGGCGTTGACAATGCTTGTCGAGCTGCATGGCATGGGATACTTTTCCGCGCCCAAGATCAGCGAGGAAGGGAAGCGGGTTATAGAACAGCAGATGCAACGCCGGGCCCGGCGGCCCATCGACGATTAATGACTCTAGGAGAGTTCATATTAGCAGGCATGTTCGGGGTCTTCGTGCTCCCGGTCTTGTCTTACATGATAGTGAAGTTTGGAACGGCGGGTTATTTCCGCGCCAAGCAACGGGAAACAAATAAACAAAAACAAAAGGCAGAAACCAATGAGTAGATCACAAAGAGAAGAACGCGGAGGAGGATACGCTTCCGCCCGGGAACGCGCGGAGAAAGCGGGGAGCGGCTCACGGGCAGGCTATCTCAAACTCCCCAGTGGAGTTAAGCTCTTCAAACCCAAAGCCGGCATCGTGTTGCTGGACATTATGCCCTTCCGAGCTGGGCTTCATAATCCCTTTGCGGACGAAGGCATGAAGTATTACGAGCGAACGTTCTTCGTCCACCGCAACATCGGACCCAATGAGGAGATGGTGCTCTGTCCCCGCAAGACGAGCGGCGGCCGGTGTCCCGTCTGCGAGCGCAAAGCCGTTCTCGCCCGCAAGGACGACGACGACGCCGAGGCGCTGGCCAAGGAACTGGAGCCCAAGCAACGCCAGCTCTTTAACCTTATCAACCGCAAGGAGCCAGACGCGGGGATACAGATTTGGGATATTAGCTATCACCTTTTCGGGGAGGAGCTAGACAAGTCCATCCGGGCTTCCGACGAGGAAGATCGCTGGGATGCCTTCTTCCACCTGAAGGACGGCTTCACGCTCAAAGTCTCCATGGAGGACGACTCCTACAGCGGCCACGCTTTCGTCCGGGCGGGCCGGATTGACTTCAAGAAGCGGGAGCCTTACGAGAGCGACATGCTAGACCAAGCCCACTGCCTCGACGAGTTGCTGACTGAGCTGTCCTACGAAAAGCTGAAGAAGCTCTACCTGGGCGTTGAAGAAGAAGACGAGGACGAGCCGCGCCACCGCCGGGACGAAGACGAGGACGCACCCAAGCGGCGCCACGCGGAGGAAGAGGAAGAGGAACCGCGCAGCAAGAAGCGCCACGCGGAAGAGGAAGAGGAGGACGAAACTCCCAAGCGCAAGCGGCCGGTAGAGGACGAGGACGAGCCACCCAGGAAGAAGAAGCCGGCAGACGAAGACGATGAATGGGATAAGTTCGACGAGGACAAGCCTAAGAAGAAGCCAGCTGCGGAGGAGGAAGATGAACCACCCAAGCGCAAGCGTACCGTGGAGGACGATGAACCACCGCGCAAGAAACGCCCGGTGGAGGACGAGGACGAGGACAAGCCTAAGAAGAAGCCGGCCGCGGACGAAGACGATGAATGGGATAAGTTCGACGAGGAGAAGCCCAAGCGGCGTCCCGCGGAGGAAGAGGAAGAGGAGGACAAGCCCAAGCGCAAGCGTCCCGCTGCGGAAGAAGAGGACGAGGACAAGCCCAAGCGCAAACGATAGGACCCCAAGCCCAACCCAACAATGGATACTAAAGCCGTGGTCAAAATGCTGACAGCCAAACGGCCGAAGATCCTGCTAGACCGGGAGAGTGCTCTCAGCAGTGGGAGCACTCTCCTCAATCTTGCTTGCACCGACCACCCCGACTTCGCCTTCATGAAAGGAGGCTACTACTACCTGGTCGGGGATAGCATGTCGGGCAAGACGTGGACCAGCTTGACTTGCTTTGCCGAAGCGTGCTTGAACCCTGCCTTCAAGAACTACCAACTCATCTTCGACGATGTGGAAGGCGGAGCCAAGATGGATGTTGAATACTACTTCGGCAAGGAGGTAGCCCGCCGAATGAAGCTGGAACAGTCCACCACCATCGAAAGCTTCTACACCACGCTGGCTAGGCTGGCACGGGCGGACAAGCCCTTTGTCTACGTGCTCGACTCCCAGGACGCCCTGACTTCCAAAGCCGCTGCCAAGAAGGTGAGCAAGCAACGCAAGGCGGACGAGGAGGGACAGGAGGCGGCCGGGTCCTACGGGGATGGCAAGGCCAAGTATCACAGCGAAAACATTCGCCAGGTCCTTGCGGACTTGCGTGCCTCCAAAAGCATCCTCATTATCATCGGGCAGACGCGCGACAACCTGGGCTTCGGGTTTGAGAAGAAGACGCGGAGCGGTGGCAAAGCCCTCCGCTTCTATGCGCAGCTGGAGATCTGGACTTCCGTATTCAAGAAGATCCAGCGGACTGTCCGCGGCCGGCCGCGCACTATAGGCGCCCGGTGCTTAGCGGAAGTGAAGAAGAACCGCGTGACGGGAAAGATAGGCAAGGACCGGCAAGTGGAGATTCCTATCTACTATGGGTTTGGGATCGACGACGTGGGCAGCATCGTGGATTACTTGGTCGGGGAGGAGCACTGGTCCGCGAAGGAGGTCACCAAGGGGAATAAGACAACCAAGCTGCTTCACGCGCCGGAACTGGAATTCAAAGGGAGCCGGGGCCAGCTCATTGCCCACATTGAGCAGGAGAAGCTCGAGCCTAAAATCCGCAAGCTCGCCGGAGAGGTGTGGGCCCAAATAGAAGCGGAATGCGAGCCACGCAGAAAGAGACGTTATGAGTAAGGACTATCTGCCAGTATCCATCAAACTGCCAGCTACGGTGCGAAAGGTAATTCAAGTTGCTTGCAATATCGACCCGGCAGGCAAGTATTTCATTCTGGCCCTCTGCAACGACGGGACGTTATGGAAGTTGTCTGGACTTTACGAAGGCAAGCCGGAGTGGGAAACTTTCCCTACTCCACCGCCCGGGAGGGAGGAGTGAATTGCAGCCTGTCCCAACCGGTGTTAACTTGCCAACATGAACAATCCAAGTTCGATTCTAGCAGCGGTGGCCGGGTTGCTTGCGGTCCTTTCGTTCTTCAAGCCGCAATGGCCGCTATTGTCCGTGGCAGTCCTCCTTCTAGCGGTAGCTGTATTCATTGCGCACAACAAGTAAGGAGGGACCCGTGAAGCCCTGTTGGTTTAAGGAGGCCAATACGACATATGGCCCGCCTACGGGCTTTACCGAATCCCAAGTCGCTTCCATCCCCGCGTGCCTCTATCAAATGAGAGGCGGGCCTTGCGATGGAGTAGACATGGTCGCTGTGGCTTGGAAGCCGGATGCGGAGGACTTGGCGCGGCTGAACGCGGGCGGACCGGTTTTCCTTTGCTGCATCGGCGGACTGCCAGCTCATTTCCTTTCCACTGAATCTCCACCTAAGCAATGAAAAGTCTAATTCCTGAAAGCCAGATCCCCCGCACCGAGCACGCCAACGAAGTTTGGACGCCGGAGGAGGACGACGCCTTGCTAGATGCCCACTTGGCCGGTGGCTCGCCCGGAGCCCTGGCTGCCGAGTTCAAGCGCAAGCCCAAAGCTATCGTCCGCCGCATTGACTATTACCGCGACAATGAACGTGACTGGGTATTGAACTACAAACCGGTGGACCGCATCAGCCGGAAGGGGAAGCGGCTTACGACTAACGAAAAGTTAATTATCGCAGCACACCGCAAGAAAAAGATCGCTCCGTATCTGACGGCGCGGGTCCTCGCACGGGACGTGAGCGAGATCGAAGACCACTCCGGGCAAGTAGCGGAGGTAAAGAACCTAAACGTCCTAGCTCCCAAGCTCGACCTGATTTGGGCGTATCGTTACATTCACTTCGTCTACAAGAAGCCGTTGATAAGCGACACCGTTTACAACGAACTAGTGGACGAGGAGATTGAATATGGCGGCGGGTTGCTGTCCTTCGAAGCCATTAAAGAACACCGAGGCTGGCCGGAGCACATCAAATGCCTCGCGCTTTATCTCGTAGGCAAGCGGGACGCCCAGCTGGAAACCACGGGCAAGATTTACACGGTGGGCGAGAAGGAAGGACTCTACGCAGGACCCTTCCCCACGCTCAAGGAGGCCCGCGCTTGGGACGGCAAGAGCAGCGCCAGCCGCATTTACGAAACGAAGGGAAGCCACTCGCGGGCCGTGGGCCGCTGGCTTGTAGACGAGCAACGCTGGGAAATGCGCGAATGAGACCGCCGCTGCTCGTCATCGACGTTCACTACTTGTGCCACCGGGCGTTCCACTCTAACCCCAAGGAACTGAGCTGGAAGGGGCGGGCCACAGGAGTAATCTTTGGCTTCCTCAAGTCCATTTCCTACCTGAATGACGAGTTTCAAACGGACCAGGTGGCGTTCTGCTTCGAGCACCCGCACCTCTTCCGCCGGGACGTCTACCCGCCCTACAAGCGGCGCCGGCATACAAAGAAGAAGACGCCGGAGGAGATCAAGGACTACGTGAGCCTCGTAGGCCAGATTTCCTCCTTGCACAAAATTTACTTGCCACAGATCGGATTCAAGAACGTCTTTTGTTTCCGCGGGATGGAAAGCGACGACATCATGGCCGCACTGGCACGGGACTGTCCGAACAATGAAGAGGCTATCCTCGTGACTGGAGATGCCGACTTGCTCCAGTGCCTCCGCCCCAACGTGCACATCTATTCTCCTATCGAACGCAAGCTGTGGACGGAGGACAAGTTCGTCGGCAAGCTAGGAATCACTCCGCCCCAATGGGCCGTGGTGAAAGCGATTGCCGGCTGCAAGGGCGACGAGGTGGAAGGGATACGCGGGGTCGGGGACAAGAGCGCAATCAAATACATTAAGGGAGAACTCCCGCAGAAGACTCTCCAATACCAAGCAATCACTTCCCCGGAAGGAAAGGCGATTGTGCGCCGGAACCGCCCGCTCGTTCAACTGCCGTATGCGAGCTGTCCGACACCCGTGCTCCAGCAGGATTGCGTCACGCGCCAAGCGTGGCGGGAGGTTTGTGGGTTGCTAGGGATGAAGTCCATCGCCGGACTTCCGCCCATTGCGACCAGAAAGTTGAACTATGGGCAAAACACGAGACCCCGTAATTAGATTTTGGGACCTTGTAGACGTCCGAGGCCCTGACGATTGTTGGGAATGGACAGGTGGGAGGAATAGCAAGAAGCCTCACTTAGCCTACGGGGTCTTCTGGATAGGGGATCGACACGTCCTAGCTCACCGATTTTCTTTAATGTTAAAGATAGGAAAGTGGCCGGTGCTGAAAGCCCTTCACAGTTGCGACAATCCACCTTGCTGCAATCCCAACCATCTGCGGGAAGGGACCCAAGCCAATAATATGCACGACATGAATTCAAGGCAGCGAAGGGAGTGTGAGCGCGGAGAAGCCCGTCATTGTGCCAAGCTGAATGAAGAAAAAGTCCGTCTTATACGGAAACTATTCAACCCCGCTAAACGAAACAAAGCCACCCTCGCGCGGCAGTTCGGAGTCGATAAGAATGTGATTCAGTTAGTGGCTGAAAGAAAAGCCTGGAGGCACGTGATATGAAGAAAGGAGGAGGGAGTCAAAAAGGAAGTCAATTTGAACGAGAGATATGTTCTGCCCTTTCTTTGTGGTGGACCGATGACCAGAGAACAGACGTCTTCTAGCGTTCCAGCCAAAGCGGCGGGCGGGCGACACAACGGACAAAGAAGGGACAGAAGACGTTCGGCTCTTACGGAGACATTGCTGCCGTAGACCCGATCGGCCAGCCGCTCCTAAAGGCGTTCACCATCGAGCTGAAGCGGGGACGCTCGCACGGGAGTCCGGGCGACCTGCTAGATGCAATCCCACCAGCAGGCAAGGCGCCCAGCCCATTCGAAGCAACGTTGCGCCAGGCGATGCGCGGAGCAGTGGAGGCAGGCTCGAAGGGCTGGATGTTGATTTGCCGACGCGACCGGAGAATTCCGATGGTCTACATGGACTGGGAAACGGCTTTCCTGTTCCGGGACTGGTGGCAGGGCGGAGCACAGGAGTTTTCTACACTGCGGGTCCAGCTCTACCGCCCAGCTGCCCGACTTCGCTTTCTCGCCACCCCTCTCAAGACTTTCCTAGAGGTAGCAGTCCCCAAGGACATTGTGGACGCTTGCACC